CCTGGCTTCTCACCGTTTTCATCAATCATCAAGTACATACCGTCAATAAAAATAACATCGGGCTGTAAAAGCTGAATCTTGCTAGCAATAGCAGAAACTGTAGAGCCTTCTGTTGCACCCACTAACCAGAACTTCTCTCGCATCTGACCAATAGCACGAAGCTTTGCTTGTACGCGTGATTCTTCTTGCGGGGTCAAAGCTCCCTTTTGATAGCGGGTATGAGAAACCTTGGCACGCATGGCAACATATCGAGACTGTTGTTCAGCGTTAGTCATCTCAAAAGATTGGAACATAGGAGTGCTGCCCTTGAGGTGAACATTTTGAGCAATCTGTAAAGCAAGGGTTGACTTACCTGTCTTAGGCGGTGCCACAATGATTACGAGCTGACCATTTTGTAAGCCGTTAGTTGCAGCATCAATAGTGGGAAATCCTGTAGGAACGCCAATGAGTCCTGGGTTGCTCTTACGGTAAAGGTAATCATCCCAAAGCTTCATGGGGTCTTTAGTAATATCAACATCTGTGCTCTTGGTAAGTCCAGTTGCTTCTAACTGAACCATACCGCGTTGAAGTGCGAGAACCGCTGCTTCAGGGTCGCGTTGCTTATCTATGTAATCAATCGCCTCACCAATCATAGAGATGGTGGTTGATTTACGACGCGCTTGAATTAACTCATCAAGTAAGTACTCTGTACTATCAAGGACGGGGAGAACCTTGTAAGAAGGAAAGTTTTCGGTAACAACATCTACGCTGGGACACTCACCGTATTTAGTAAAGTGCGCTTTAAGCAAAGACCATACTTTGCGGTCTTCATTGTCAGAAAACCATGCGTCATTTACACCGCGCTCAAAAAGCTGGCTAAGGTCTCTATCTTGAATGGCCTTGCTAAGAAGTAACTGTTCTTTGTTCATAGTTGTCCGAAGTCCAATCCCCAATGGCCATAACGTAACACTTTATCCGGTAAATCCAAAACCCCAATTACTTCTGGGCGATATGGGAGCTCTGCTACTAAACTATCCAAAGACTCATATGCGTTGCAGTATCTAAACGGGTTGGTGCCCATGTTGTCAAGTTGGTCCATAAGTGTTTCTAAGTCTCGCTTTGAAAGAGAAAAAGAACCTAACTCCATGGTGTACCCAACGTTTTGGGCAAATAAGTAAAGGCGACTTAATAAAGCGCGATTAATGCGCTCATCTTTTTTGGGCACATAAATAAACCCTAAAGCCTTCTTAATTGATATTTCGTAGTCAAGAAATGTATCAGCAATAACGATAACGCGCTTTGGCAGCTCGTTACTTAAATCCCCCTTTTGCATCTTTACACTACCTCTGTTTTCCCAAATCGTATAATTAAGTCGCGGTAATACTTATTTGAAGTAAGTGCGCGGGCTTTATCTTCTGCCGTAGCTCGGCTAGAGATTTCTGGAAAGTAATGACCTTCGTTTTCATCCATGCGGTCTTGAACAAAGTCTGCGTGCTTACAGCGAGACTTGCTCTTAAACGCGCTACAGGTACACACTGGGTCGTTAAACTCAGTAAGGCTTACTTCATAAACGGCAGGACCGCTGGCTTGAGCGTCGGTAAGGAACACTTGAACCAACTTCAAGTGGTCGTTCACTAGCCCTCCCATTAACGTAAGTCCTCTTCGCCTTCTACGGGGATATACAAGAAAGCTTCTTTAGCAAAGCTTCCTGTTGCATCTCCGTATGATGCGGTCCAATTCTCTCGTGAGATATTGGTGGTAACAATAGTAGGCAATCCTTGGTTAAAACGTGTACGCAAAACGTGATGAAGCATGTTCTTCTGCCAACCAGAAAGGCTGGTGTGTTCTTTACCTACATCATCAATAACAAGCACACGAATGTTATAAGCATCGTCTTTACACTCGCCAAGCATACCCGCATAAAGCGTCTTGTCATCTTCGTAAGGCTCGGCATCCATTAATTTTCCTTTAAGGTCAAGGATGTCATTGAAGGTAGCAAAGTAACATGGGCGAACAAGAACCTTGCCTTCTGTGGGGGCGAAAGATTCTAAAGGAAAAGTTAATAGCATCTCTTGAATAAGGGCGACGGCAAGGGTTGTCTTTCCTCGACCAGGCTTTCCGTAAAACATAAGTCCGCGTCCGCAAGAAGGATTACCAGAGCTGAGAATATACTTGCCCGACTTTGCGGCCTCAAGCCATGCACGAGTCTTCTTGATAACGTCTTCAGGTGCGCTAGTGCAATCGTCTAGTGTCCAGCCAATACGCGCCTTAGGAACATTAGCAATTTGAATCCAAGAGCGCCGGCGAACTTTCTTTTGTAATTCGGGGTCAGTAAGTTTAAACATTGAAATCCTCCCCAAATTCCTTTTTCCATTGTTCGTCGGCTTGAACCTTAGCAGTCTCTAAATCTTCTGACGAATTGAGACGAACCTTAGCTTGAGACGATAGTTCTGAAAAACGGCTTATGAAAATCTTCCACAAGGCGTCGGCATCACTGTACTTGGAAAAGTCCATACTGGCAAAATAAATATTCATCATCTCGACCTCGACTTCTCCGTCGGTGTCGTACTTCTTGCGAGCATCGCTCAAGGCCTGAGTAAATCGGGTCTTAGTAACCTGCCAAGGCTTGATGTGGAAAAAATCGTGGACGCGATGGGCGAACTCAAACGAAACATCTGTAGCAGACCAGTCCTTGACGGCGCGGGTCTTGCGCTCGGTAAAGCGCTTCTGAGCCGTGGCAGCCTTAGCCTCCTGATACTCAACCTTCTTCTGAGCCTCGTGCTTAAGACGGGCTTGCGTGAGCTCGTCATCTCCGCTTGAAGTCTTTTCAAAGAACTCGTATCCCACGTTGTTTTCCTCCTCGCGGGCTCCGCCCGTGGATTCGTATAATGATTTAGCAGAATATGCTAATACTTGTATTGAGCTATTCTGCACAGTGTGTTGTATCTGAAGGACGTTTTGTGACCCCCAGGAATGAGCCTCCAGGAATCCCATTTCGGTGACATAACTGACGGTTACTACGCGGTTACCCACACGCTCCTTACGGGTCGTGATGAGTTCGGCGTCTCGCAACTCTCTGAGTGCGGCTTGTATTGCTTTTCGCCCTTCAGCGACTTCCTCAGCCAAACGGTCAGCACTGATGGACATGTCGCTATTGACAAAGTAGTGAAGGGCTGCTCTAGCCCGTAGGGAAAGCTTTTTCATCCGAGGCGCTTCAATAGGTCCTCGTACTGTTTAATGTGCTCTTTGACCAAAGCCTTGAATTCTTCACGGACATCTTCGGTCTCTAAGGGCGCAAAAACGTCCTCAGAGGCCGTTAGGACGGGCTCGGAAGCCGTAGCGGTAGTCACGTCCTGCTGTACAGTCACCTGAGGCTTCTCAGGGGCCTTTAAATCAGTTAGCGGGACTAGGCCATCGCACAAATCAAATGTGGGTATGCCAGCAGTCTTACATACTGAGACCGCTTTAAGGCACTGGTCATCCGTCTCAGACCACAAGATAAAACCAACGGAGTTTTGACCCGCAATAAATTTAACGGCATCTTCGATAGGTGATGCGGAGTTAGAGATGGAAGCGCTTGGTATTCCTGCGGTCTGTCCATCAGGGAGACAAAAGACCATGATGTCTTTGTTGCAATCCTTGGCATACATAGCCGTATAAATGTGGCTTTTTGTAGGGGCGCTTTCAAAAGCAATAACAAGTGTTCCGTTATCGCCTTGTGCGTAGTAATGGTCTTCCATGAGCGCTTCAACATTCGCTCGACTGGTCTCGCCACTACCTGCAACCAGCACATAGTACTTATCGGTCATAGGTCCTCCTTATAGACGGAGGGCCAGACTACACCGACCTAGGAGATTTTGCCAATAAGGTTATGTTCCTGGCTGAGCCAACAAAAGCTCAAAAGTGCTTCCATAGTGAATCCATGAAGGAATTTGGGCAATGAGGCGGCTTTGGATAGCAAAACGGTTCTTATAGTAGTGGCTACGGGCATTATTAGTGCTATTACCTTCCCAGAATAGGTCCGTAATATCAGCAACTCCGTTGCTTCCATCAAAATACGAGTTAACAAAAGACGACTTTTCAAACAAAGCGGCGTCTATCGTCACTTCGTTTCCAGTGCCTTCTGCTCCAGCTGCCGTAGCAGTCCATGTAAGTCCTACCTTGGCGGTTACAGACGCCGCTGGCGCAGTGCTAGTTACGTAAGGGCGCAAAAATACATTTGAAGTTGTTACTGGTGTTCCCGTAACAGTAGACAACAAGTTTGAGCTTGCGTCATACCAGCTAATGTATGGGGTAACTGTCTTTGAATCTCCGACAAGTTCTTCCGCCATACAGTAAAGGCTAAACGTGTAGTCGTTACTTGCAAATATTGGCATAGCGTTTGTTGTCTCAACTTTAACTGTTCCAGCAGCGGACGCGTAAACTTCTACGGCACCACCGCTTACGCTCATAGAGCCGTTTGCCTCAACAACTTCACCAGTTTCAGCAGTTGTTAACTTAAAAGTTCCGTTAGTTACTGACCAGCCCGTTGTGCTACTTTCAAAGTTCGGGTTAGTTATTTCGTTAATACGAGTTGCTTTTAATGTGATTTCAATTTGACGGGCATCTTGAAATGCGGTTGCAGATGCTGATTGTTCAAACTGAAGGGCATCAAAGTAATGAACTTCATTAGCCGCAGTGCTAGTAATTTTAAGGTGAGGTACTGCATAAGCTGCGTTAGTTGGAGAAGTAACTGACGATGTGACGCGAGTCCAAGTGCTAGTGTTACTTGTGCTGGATGAGCCAGCTGTAGCCGGTGTAAGAGCAACTCCATTTACGTCATACCAATAAATTTGTGCGCTTACTGCTCGACCCGTAGAGCCAGCTTTAGTGTAGGCAGTAAATGTGTAAGCAGTAGCTGGCATTACTGGGATTCCGTAGTGAACAGCAGAATCTCCAGATAAAGATATTTCTGTGGTTGCTGATGCTGTAGCAGTTACTTGCAGAGTAGCTTTTTGCAAGTTAGGAAACGCGGATTGTGCAGTTGATTCTGCGTAAGGGACAACTGTTGGGGAGTCCGTAGCCAGATGTCGCGCCAAAGTAGCATTAGAAACAGATGCCCAAGAACCAATAGACTGCTCAAATGAGGAATCATTTTGGTCAAGCATTAAGTTCTTTCCAGCAACAATAATGTTGTCGTATCCGGCATAGGCTTTAATGAAATCTTTAAGTCCAGCTAAAGTTCCTTTAGTCTGATAAAGATGGGCGATATTACGCAAGAAAATTCTTGATTGCTTTAATCCAATGTATGGTTCGTAAGTTAGCCCAAATTGCTCCATAATTACGGGAATCAAAGTGCCATCAACATTAGTAATGTCGTATCGATTTGCGACGTTTTCTGCCTGAGTCTTGTAAGTATCTAACTGAAAAGAGAATAGTTTTAAAAATCTGTACAAAAAGTCGTTTGTTACTTCTAGGGTTGTGTCATAAGGAATATTTGACTTAAGAACATCAGGCAAGTAGTCGTACATGTTCTTAGTTGTACCGTAATCTTTAACGGCAATTCCTTCAGCAACTCCTGCGTTCTGCCACGTATTGTGGACAGTTTCTTTTACAAAAAGGGTGTAGTAATAAATTTTTCCTTGTTTTAATCCGGCATTAGCAGGGGACTGCCCTCTATCAAAATAAATAATAGAGCTTCCCGCGTTAGCTTGTTCAAAAAGAAGGTCGCCATCATCTGCTGTTACTGGATACCCGTAAGCGTTTCTTACTAAACGGATGTAGCTCCAAGAGCCTGTAGGAGTCAACCAAGTAAGTTGAATAACTCCGTAATCAATAGGAGTAGCTACAAAAGGGGCAGCACTAAACTGTACTGAGGTATTAGAACCATAGTACGCCGCGTTGTAGTAATCGACTCCGTATTTAGACAATTACATACCACCTAGAAGAAAGGCTCCCGTGTAGTCGCCAATTTGAGCTCCTGAAGCGTGCAGGATTCCATCGGAACCAACACGAGTAATAACGTTACCGTTTGAGTCCTGCCACTGTTGGAGGTCAGCCGTTTGGCTTACAGCTCCTGCAATTGCTAAGCCTACGGTAGAAGTAGTTGCGGTAGTGATAGTGCTTCCGCCAGCTTTTTTAACATATTGAGTGTGTGTATCGGCAACGATACCGATTTCAATATTGGCAAGGCGAGCAGCTACTGTTCCATAATCTCGACCATCGTTATACCAACCGCTTGTTCCAGCAGTTGTTGATAGTGAAGGCGCGGTTCCAATTGCAGTCTCAATAGCTACAACTTCAGCACGAAGTGTATTTGGGTCCGCTGCTTGGATAAGGTCGACGGTGTTAACCTTATCAAGGCCAAAGTTAACAATAGTTCCTGGGTATGATGCTGTAGTTGCCATGATTTCCTAACTGTTGATTCCGCCAGAAGTGGTCACTGTAAAGGCGCCATTTTTTGGAAGCTCATTTACAGCAAGTTGAATGTTATTGACGCCAGTAGTTGCTAGCGAAGATGTCCAAATGCTTGCTGCAGATACTGAACCAGTACCGCCAGCGTTAGCTGACATTGTGTAAGATACAACTGCGGTAGCAGTTCCACCTGAAACGTATGTTCCAGACACTGTTGCGTTAGTGACGGTGAAAGCTGAGCTTGTTGGGCTTGCTCCAACGACACCAGAAATGTTAAACACCGTTGGGCTAACTCCAGTAATAGTTACTGGCTGACCAGCAACAAAGCTATTAGAGGCAGTGAAAGTGATAACTCCATTAGATACCGTAGCGTTAGTGATAGTAGCCGTGGCGGTATTAATAGCAGAAATAGTGGTTCCAGAAGGAATTGTCACAGTGTTACCTGAACCAACAGATAGTGCTACCTGTTGTCCTACCTTCACATTTAATGCCGAAGATGGGCTAGAGATAGTTGGGCTTCCTGAAGTAAGGTTCCCAGTAAACAGCGCGTCAGAACGAGTCAACAAAGAGATATTTACATAGTCAACGCCGTCTACCTGAGACAAAATAGTGTGGATATACTGAAGAACAATATTCTCACTAAAAATAACGTTATCAAAAGAAAACGCTGAAGCTAATGCTGAGTTAATTGCGGTAGTTACAACAGACTGTCGATATTGTGGGTTTAAATAAGCCGTCAAAGACACGTTAATGGGAACGTATACTGGCGGATTAATAGAGATAGTCGCTGTTGCTGGTGCCTTATCAGTAAGGTATGTAATTAAGTTTGTTGATGCACTGGAGAAAGTAGGGGTTGTATTTCCATACAAATCAACTCCAGGAGTGTTGTATGCGCTATCTCCAAACGGAGCAATATACAAAGTGATGTTGTTATATGACGAGCCCGAATCAGCCATTGCTTTTGCAACAGCAGGAGTTTGAACAGCAATAGCTGCATAATCCATCAAGGATATCGCGCGAGTCATGGCAGTATAAGCAAGAGGAGCATTAATACGAATACTGTCCGTGCTCTCTTGGTCAGCTCCACCTGTCGCAGAAGATAGGTTAGTTACAGTGATTCCTGCTGGTAATGACGTTAGTGGGTAGGTCAAAGTGTTAGGGCCGACGTTCCCTAAAGCGCCTCCACCGATACGATAGGTAGCGTAGATTCCGTTTGCTGGAGGAATTCGTCCGCTAATTCCATCACCAAAGTTAATATAAGAAATATTATCAGCGTCGGTTGTTACCGAGTAAGATGGGTCGTTTGAGCTAGCATCAATGATGTAAGGAATTTCTGTGTAAGCAACTCCCGTAGGAACTCCTCCTACAAGTGTTCCTACAATGATAGATGAGGTATTAGAAAGAAGAGGTGACTTAGATAAAGCCTTTACTTGATTTGCGGTTCCGTCTGAATCGCCCAAGTATTCGTATTGAATTGTTTTTCCTTGAATAGCCTGAGCGTTAATGCTTCCGTTGGCTGGGACAAGGGTGTCAAAAGGAGTTTCAAATACAATTTGAGTGTTTACTCCGTTTACCGTAGTGGTAGTAGCCACTTGAGTTCCCGCAGGAACATCGATAATAGAAGCAGTTTTATTAGTAAAAGTTAGGGTTACCGTTGCTGGAGTTGCTGTGCTTGGGCTATATCCTAAAAGTCGAGCCAAAGAAAGAACAGAGCTGCGTTGAGTTGCTGTTCCAATAAAGCCTTCGTTGGCCGCTCTATCAATATAGTAGTTCAACATGTCGCCCATATAAGCAAATAGCTCGATTAGGGTAATACCAAAGTCAGACGCGTCAGTATTTGTCCACTCAGGCAAAAGTGAAGGAATAAGGGCAATCATATTGTCACGAATAGCCGCGTAATCACGCGAGGTGTAGTCCACCTGTGGGATGTAGTTTGATGCCATTAGAACTCCTGAATAACTTCGCCAGAACGGTTAATAGTGCCTGTTTTTAACGCAAGCTGAACTTTTTCCCGATTAGGGAGGGTGTAGTCAATTGTAAGGCTTATAGTGCCGTCTTGTTGGTTAAGAGTGGCAGACACGTCGCCCAAAACTAATGGCTTTAAATACTTTCCAAAAACGTCTCTAATACTAGAGGCAGCAATACTTGCCGCCTCGTCGTCAGGTTGAAAAAGTGCACTCTTGATGTTCCCACCGTATTCGGGACGAAAAACTCGCTCACCAAGTTCAGTCAAAACAGCCGCAGTTACGCGGCTTTGCCAAATAAGTCTCTGGTCACTTGAAGACAAAATAGACCCGGAGCTGTCTACCGAAAAAGGTAAAGTAATTGCGCGTTCCATTAAAATACTCCTAACCAAACTGGAAAGTTGACGTCTCCGCCTTCAAACATTACCCATACTCCTTGACCAATATTTGGAACAGAAGTATGTGAACTATGGGAAGCGTTTAGTACTACTGCGTGGGTATGCGCTGTTCCAGAAGAAGCGGTGCCGGACACGATAGAGTCTGTGTGTGCCGTATGGGTGCTATTTCCCGTTACAGGGTTTACTGCAGATGCCCAATTACTTGGGTTTGTAGAAAGAACTTGAGGGCATATAACTTTAATTCTGTTAATGTTTTGAGGGTCAGAATTATCATAACAAGTTCCGCGATATATACCGTAGTGTCTACTATCGTCCATTTGCGCCCTTTAACTTTTTACGAACTTCTGCCGGCATAGTTGCCTCTTGCTTGGATACGGTTTTTAAATTAGTTCCCGTACCCTTCCAAACGTAACTTGCAGGAGAGTTTACAGATGTTTTAGGCGCGTTTTTAGCTAAAGATACTGGAGTCTTTAAAGACTCTTTATGAGACTTTCCAGTAGTGGAAAGCTCTGTAACAGGTTTAGCGTTAATCTGACGAACTCCGGGAGTAATCACTCTTTTAATAAGCTCACTTGGACTAGATATTGTTTTATTGTCTGTCCATTGTGTGGAAGTTCCCAAAGCGTCAGTTCCTACAGTCACATGAGTTGTAAACTCTTGGTTACCTAAGACGTGGTGGCTAACAGATAAAACAGTCCAAAATCCGGAATAAGTTTTACCAATACCATCAAGAAAAATAGGGTGGTCGGGCAAAATGGTTGGGTTTCCTTGAAGAACCGCTTCTCCTCTGTAGGAATAGCGGTTCATTTCATCAGCGGCTTTAGCCTCATATTGCGCTACCTCATAGGTTGGGGCAACAACATGGGTGTGGTAGCTATCAAAAATAGGGTCTACATAAGAAAAACGAGTAGTGTTTATCCGGTCTTGATTAGTGTGCTGATGTGCAATTTTGGAGTTTTTGTCTACCCCAGCTACAGCTACAGTTGCTTTTCTACCATCGTGATATGGGATAGATTCGCCAATCATTGGGTTAAATGAATAAATTCCTGTTGATTTTTTATCTAAACCGGAAAGAGAAAAATAAGCAGCTTCTTGCCGTAGTTCTGTAAATTCTTGTGTTAAAGGCTGAAAGTATAGGGTGGTGTTTACAGCTTTTAAAGAGTATCCGTTTTGTTTTGCCAGTTTTACCATTAGTTCCCAATCTGACATTCCAGCTTGAGATATCTGTTCATAAACGCGAGGAGATGGTATAGCAACATAAGAAAAGTTATGAGAAGTAGCAATATCAACAATAACTTGGTCCGCAGTAGAATTTAGCCAAACTTTTTGAGATTGTTGCTTAAAAACCCGTGAAGCTCCGATGACCGTGACATCTATATAATTTTTATCGGGGGATAGGTCAGGGACAACATGATGAACATACCCATTAATAACTCGAGAAGAACCAATACCTTTTAAAGTAATAACTACAGGAGTGCCGTCAGAAACCGAATTATAATCAGTGTTCCAGTCAATAAACTTAATAGTATGCAGCTCGTGCTCATAGCGGGCATGTTGAGATGTCAAGCTATGCCCGCGCGTAAGTGGCACACTAAGTGTAGGAAAATTTACGTCTAGATGATTAAACATGAGGTATTTTCAACACAGTTCCTGGAGTTATGTTTTGGAAGTCAGCAATTTGAGGGTTGTATTCAGGAATAACCCACCAGTAATCTGAACGCTGATAGTACTTGTAAGCTAAAGTGTCTAAACGCTCACCCTCTGTATAGATGTGCTGCCACCAAGAGATTGTCCCCGGGTTATCAAATTGATAAAATACAATAGGATTTAAGTCACCATTTTGAACAAAAGCAACATGGTCAATAAGCTGATGATAATATCTAGAATTTTGATAAATCATTTTAACCGTTCTTACTTGACGTTGTATTTGTTGTTGGTTGAATATTGGCACGAAGGTCAATAGAAATGCTTACATCACTACGAATAGGAATCATATCTCTTGTGAAAGCAATATGGTTTACTTGAATAGAAGAAACAACACCTACAAACTTTTGTTGTCCTAAGTCAACTCGAATAAGAGCAGGCATAAGGTAACCCATATTGGAGGTCTCACGACCGCCGATACCTTTCCATCCGGAGCCATTAACAACACGATATAAGTATTCTAAATCTGCCTCTGTACCATATTTTAAAAGTTGACTAATTTTTAAATCAATGTCTTCATCTGTACTACTTGCCGATGTTCCATTTTTTCCTGGTTTACCAATTTTGTAGTAATTAGATAAGCCTTTTGTTGTAATATCTTTAGTGCTAACGGAATCAGTTTTTAAAGGTTTTCCTAAAGCAGCGGCTGTAGCAGCCGCCAAGTTGTTTGCTGATTCGTTAATAGCAGAGTTTAAATTATTTGCGGAGATATCTAAATTGTAATCAAGTGTACCTTTTGCAGCAGCAAAGTCGTTTGTTCTGTCCAAACGAAGAGTAAATGACATTTGTGAATTAGCTGCGGCAAATCCGGTAAGGGGAAGAGTTGGGTCGGTTGCACTTGGTGTTACATTCATATTAACAGCCGTAGTTTGACTGTAAGTCTCCGGATTCCAAATAAATTGAAAACCATACTTATTTACACTTCCTGGAGGAGGATTTTTAGAGGATGATAAAGTAGCGTTGTATGTTCCTGTAGTTACATCTAAAACGTTTGTTGGTCCAACATATCCGTTGTAATACCAAATTCTTCCTCTACGATTTGCGTGCAAATCTGATGAAGAAGCTTTAACAAATCCTGGGTTTACCTCTGCAGGGTCCATGGGAAGACTCCACGCGTGTGGCGGAAGATTCCACAAATAATCTGGCGTTGGGAACTCAGGTGCAACTTTATAAGTTGCAGTTTGAGCGTTATTATTCCCAGTTTTAGTTGTATAGGTTCCAGAGCTTCCTTTGCCAGACCCAATAGTTCCGCCAATATCTAAGCTAGTAATTTTTTTTGTATTAGCTGCGATTTGAGCATCTATAGCTGCAATTTTTTTATCTAACGCATCTACGATTAGTTGTTCGGCACTAATATAGTTATTTATTTTTGTGTGGTCACCTGAAGTAATAACTGTTCCAGGATTGTAATTAGTAGTGGTGCATCCCGCACCATAAAAAACCACTTGATTTTTAGCAGTATCTGTTCCCCATTGATTAGCTAAATAAATTTTTTGAGCATAGTCAATCATGTCTCTTAAAGATTTTCTATTATCTATTTTAAGCTTAGAGGCGGTTAAACTAGCATTAGTGGAAGAAAGGTTGGATACGCTCTCTAAGTTTTTTTGTAATTGGGCAGCTTTCTTCTCAGCGGCAACCTTATTGTTATAGGCTGTGTTAGTACTTACAGCGCCTTTTGAGGCACCAGTGCTAGTAATAGACGCCATTATGAGCTTGCCACCTTGCCGTTAATGTGAAGAGAGGACAGTTCCTTTTTAAGGATAGTTGCCAGCTTTTGTTCGTCGATTTGTGCGCCTTGGGGCAAGTTAATAGGTACCGTAACGCCACCATAGTGGATGGTAGTTCCACCAGAAGCTGCGTTATGTACAAGTGTACCAGTTTGAGTATTCATAGAGAGGTAAGTTTGCGCCATATTTGTAGATGAGTATGAGGAGTAGCCAGTGTCAGCTCCCTGACCAATACCAGAGCCTGAGCTGGAGTTACCTGCCATAGCAGCACCTGGGTCATATCCGGTAAGAGAGTTCATGTCAGCGCCAGGAAGAGTGGTGCCCACCAATCCAGAGAAAAGGCCACCCATATCAACTGAAGGGGTTTGTGCAGTCAAATTGTTTCGAGCAACGTGCATAAGATTTTTATTAAGCGCTGTGCCAGTTTTTCCATTAAGAAC